AAGACAATGTTTTTATCTCTACTAAAGTTGTAGTAAATCATTCCAGAATAATTAACAAAAGTAGCTTCGTACTCTTGTTGAAAGGTTCTAAGGTCTAGGTCTTGCTTAGCCTGTTCTATCTCGTCTTCAGATACCTGTTGTCCTTCTAGTGTTGTATATTTAAATGATGCCCAATCGTTATTTGTTTCGCCTTGTTTATATAACTCATAAGACCAATTACCAAACCCTCTTGGACTACCACAGAACAACGCATGACCTCTAGTATCAGAAAGAGTTGGTCTAAGCACCTCATACCAAGCATCTTTATTAACATCTGCAAATTCATCTATACAGAGAAAGTCTAATCCAACCCCTCTAAGACTCTGCTCGTTGTCGGAACCCCTTAAAGTGATAGTCGAGTTATTTTTCAAAGTTAAAGTTAAATCACTGTGGTTAATATTTTTAACCCATTTGTGTTTTATCATCTTTTCTTTGAGAACACTCCAACAAATAGCCTTCGCTTGTCTATAACTAGGTGCAACATACCATACCTTTTTATTAGGCTGACTTGCGAACTTGGCTAACTCATTTATCGCAAGATATGTTTTTCCGAACCTACGTCCTGTAATAAGCACCCTAAATCTTGAGTCATCTGTTATTACTTTCTTTTGTGCTTTTGATAATGGCATCAATCCGCTGACCAAACTAGCGGTTCGTCTAGCTCTGTTGTTTCTATCTTATCTTGTTGCCCTAACATATTCTTTCCTAAGAATATCTGCATAGTTACATTACCTTTACTTGCAGACTGCCATTGTAGCTGTCTAAGCCTTAGTTTCATTTCTGCACGTCCTTTTGTCAGAAAAACCGAATAACTCTTCTCTAAGAGGTCTGGTGAACACCCAAAAAAGTCTGCCATTTCTTTGTTAGTGCAACCTAATGCTGAAAGTTTTTGTACTTGTTTACTATCTATATTGTACTTTTTCGGTCGTGCCATCCTATTTTTACCCTATAGTAAGGTGGTGTGGTACAGGCTTCTCAAGGTTCAACCACTAATCACCAGTACTGCGACTGAGAACAGTCCTTAACTATGTCCACTTAGTACCACACATAAGATTTAAACAAAATGAACCCATAAATCTAGTACTTTTTAGATTGGAGCGTGTAGGTTAGCGTTGCACTACCGCTGTTATGACTGGTCATCATTCATCGCCTGCTTTACACGCTTAGGATATGGTTTTTTCATTTTATCTAATCTATTTTGCAAATTTTTATCAAATAAGTAAACATATTTATATTTACCTTTTACTACTTTGAAATCTAAATTGTGGTTTCTTGATAGCTTATTGAATCTAATCCTATCCGATATTGTTTTTGAATGTATTTCTTTTCCATTTTCAATATATATTTTAGATGATGCTGTTTTGCCTATATATGACCAGTTCATAGCTTGGTATATTTTTCCTTCGTGTCCTTTTTCTGGGTCAGCATAAGACACTATAGCTTTTAACTTGGGAAAATCTTTTTTTAATTTTTTAAGAGTAAAACTAACTATTTTTGAAACTGTATTATCATGTCTATCTAAGGCAACCCTTACAAGCTCTGGACATTCAAAATTTGAAATATTTAAAAAAGCTCCAGACTTTGGATTAGCACCAAGTCCATATATAACAGCACCTTTAAATTTTCCATATTCCCAAACGCCAAACCTTACTAGCTTAGATTTCGGCATACGTCTTGAATAATGCCACCTTAAAACGGAATATGTTGCCACTTTATGTGAGCAATAATCTATAAATAACTTCTTATTGTGGTAATGGCTGTCCACAGGCTTCACATCTTTCTGCAGGAGAATCTATATCTGCTTGGTCATCCAGATCACTTGGCTCAAAATCGTTTTCGTCATTTAATAAATTATTTAATTCTTCAGTAGTAAAACCTAATTGGGATAAATCAAAATTTTCTTCGTTTAACATGTTCATTTCAACATTTAAAAAACCATAATCCCAATCTGAATCCTCACTTAAACGATTATCAGCAATTCTATAAGCCTTTGCTTTTGCTTCTGAAAGGTCAGCAATAAATACTGGCACTTTTTTATACCCTAATTTTTGCGATGCTAATAACCTAGTATGACCTACTATAACAACCATATTTTTATCTACAACTATTGGCTGTTGAAAACCGAACTCTGATAATGAACTTGCTACCTTATCTACTGCTTGGTTTTTTCTGGGGTTATTATGATAAGGAATAAGTTTATCTATAGGTGTCATTTTTATTTTCATTTTCTAATTCCTTTTCTATTTCTTTTTTTGCTAAATCTATCTCCTCTTTTGATAGATTATTTTGTAATGCAAAAACTAACTTCATTGTTTTCTTCATATCTGTATCGCTAGGTGCTGTTATTGCAAGTTTTAATCCTAATTTAAAAGCTTCAAAATCATTTGAAATTTGCATTTTTTCTCCTTGCTTCTCTCTGTTTTTCTGCAATCTTTTTCCATTTCTCTACTGTTTCTTTTTTAAATACTCTAGTATTTCTTTGGTTTGTATCTGGAACTATAGGCTTGAGTGCAAATATTTTTTCGTAATCATTTTTCATTATGGTAAATCCCAATAGTAATTTATAACGCTTCTACAGTTTTTTTTTGAAGAAATAGGGTCACGCACTTGGTTGATGGCGGTGGCTAACGCTAAACATTCCTCGTAATTGTCAAAGACAAGGCGGTGAACTTCCACATTAGGATTTTCTATATCTGTGATAGTTATAAGATACATTGTAAATACTATGACCTCTAACATTTGTTTTTTTTCTTGTATTGATTATACATTTTTTCGTGCAAGTCTTTTCTGAGTTCTTCTAAGTCGTAAATAGCATCGTTTAAACAATCCATTTTTATAACATCATCCATTTCACGAAATGCTTTTTGTGGTCTTGCAACTGCTTGTTCAGACATTTCTTGATAATTTATAGAGATTATTTTCTTCATAACCACCCTCGCAAGTCTAGATACTTTTCAGCATCATCTTTAGAAAACTCACCCTCTTTTATAGCTCTCTGCACTTCGTCAATATGTTGTAAAGCTTGTTGAGAAACATAATTTCTAGACATTTTTTCTGCTACAACTTTTTTGTAGTCTTTTAATCTAAGAGGATACAAATCAACCTTTTCTGTACTTTGTGATTTAGGTTGTTCATCCAGATATTTCTTAGCGGATAGCCAAAAAGCAGGTTGTTTAGCGAACTGTTTATCTTCTACCGATTTATAATATTTGTTATACAACTCTGCTAGTTCTTCTGGCTTCTCTATCCATTCTTTTTCTAGCTTCATGTAATTGCGTTCCGCAGTGCCTTTAGATACCTTATAAGCTATTTTCTCCCAAAATTTTAAAAAAGAGGGAGCGTAACTTACTTTGGTTTGTTTAGGACTAGGGGTAGGGGTATGGGGTAGGGGGGTTTTATCTAGGTTAGCTTTAGGTTCTATGCTAGGTTTTTTTGGTCTACCGCCTAACTTACCATTTTCTTTAGATGCTTCCATTCTCCTCGTAATATAAAGAAATTCTTGTAGCTGTCTTTCATTTTGGTAATGATCGTTTACTAGAACAAAAAACTCTTTAATGACATTATCACAACTACTACACTCACTATTTGTAAAGCAACTAGCAATCCTATATTGTGTTTCTTTATCTTTTGGTATTCCTGCACAGCGTTTATTCCAGTTGAAGCATAATAGCCTAATATATATGCCAAGTGATTGAGCTGATAAATGCTGAGTGCCTGCAACGAAATCTTCAGTAAATAAATACCACGCTTTCAATTTTTCTTTTGGTTTTGAATTTTCGTAAATAATCATATTGAACTCCAATTTAATTGATTGTAACCCCTTCAAGATAAAACCTAAAGGGGTTTTTTGGTTAATACCCCCAAACTTCCTTTCTAGCTTGCAATACTGTAGGTTCTTTCCAAATCCAATTATCTGGATTAGGAACTAAAGTATCTCTTACATTATCTGAGGTATCTACTGTTTTAAGGTAATTACCCATCACCTTTAGAATGTGCTTACATATCTGCATAGGTTGTGAATAATCATCTAGCGACATAGAAATAAATTCAGCATCTTTTGTCTTTGTAGGGTTCTTCAGATACCACAGAATTTGCTTAGCATTTGTCGCTTTTTGATAGATAGACTGTTGCATTGCATGGGAAATACTAACCCTTTGCGGTAGGC